CCAGCCATCGCATCAGGTGCATCATCGTGCTTACTCTTACCGTCTTTCTTATACTCGTATATTTGCTGCATCATTGCCCTATATTCATCTGTCTGCTTCTCAGGGTGAACATATACGAATTTATTTTTAATGATGTGGTAAGCCATCAATATTCTCGTGTGCTTGTTTGCGGTGTTCTTTATGCTTAATACCTTATCCTCTTGCACCGATTGACGAAGTAAGCGAATGAAACCACTCCCCTGATTGTTTGCCTCAATACGTGTATAGTCTGCATTCAACTCTTTTATCTTAGCTGCCACCATTGGACAAGTTATGTCTATTGTGTCCTGAGTGAAGATAGCATCGGTAATATAGATTTGATTGCCGTAAATTTTAGCAAATACAGCGCATAGATAATCGCTACCTTCGTCTGCAATATCCACATAACCAAGCACGCTATCGGGCAAACCTTCGGGCATCTTATCAAAGTAATTAAAGTCTGAGCGTTTAAATAGTGAGCCGTTTAGATCCACCTCCCAATTACCGTTCACAAATACATCGTATTCATGCGCTGGCATATTTGCCTTTAACGATTCAATATAATCTTTAGGAATATGTGGGTTATCGCTAATCTTCGCTGGTATGTATGCCCAAGTTGGCGGCAGAGCGTTATCCTTCCACTTATCATAGATGCGCGACTTTACCCATCCCCCCGATGGGTTGCAAGTTGCTAAGATTTGAATAGGGCAATTAGGCGACCCCGTCCAGCTTCCGCTTCGCTCAATCACCTTGTTAAATGTTGCCTCTTGTAATTCGTTTATTTCATCAAGACCAGCACCATTAATCTCTAAACCTTTAAACCTATTCAACTCCTTATCGGTGTCGAATGATTCAGCTAAGAAAATAATTTGCGAGCCATTGGTGAAGGTAACGGTCATCGTCTGCTGGTTAAACTCCTTAACGTATTGACTAAATCCTTCATCTAATAGCCTTTGGAATGTTATTAAGATAGTTCTGCGAAGTGTCGGCAATGATTCACGCACCACTAACCATCTACTCTTATCGTATTTAAAGCAATTAGAAAGTAAGCAAAGCAGCAGCCAATAAGATTTGCCGCCTCGAATCGCGCCTCCGTATAAGGTGAATGTCTTAGTGTCGGCTACTCTTTTAGCTTCAATCTGTTTGTTAAACGGTATTATCCTTGTCGCTTCCACCATTCCAATCAATTATAATAGGCTTGTCGTGTAATCCTTTGCCGTTGGTAGTTATGTCTGTGTGATTCATTGATAGCGCTTTTAACTCCTCAGGTGTTGCAATTAATTTCATCAATGCTAATTGTAAAGCTGGCGCAGTTGATACATACCATTTAGAGCGCATCGAGGTTTTAACGTGTGTCTTATTTATTGAAATTAGGCTTTTAAGAATATCCAATTCGTCCGAGCCATCAGGAAAGAAAGCGTAAAAAGTTGAGCGTCCGCAAGCCAAAAAATCAGGCACTTCGTCCATAAAAAATAGCTTGTGCTTAACTATTACTTCCTTTGCTTGCTCAAATATTTTTAATCTATCGTATGCCATAATTCACCATTTCTTTTAATAACTAAATTTGGGTCTAACTTTTTCATTCTGTCAACTATAACTTGGCAGTATCTTGGGTCAAACTCCACCAACCTTGCTTTTCTTTTTAGCTGTTCGCAAGCAACCATTGTTGTTCCGCTGCCTCCAAATGCGTCAGCAACTATGTCTCCAATTTTAGAACTATTATTTATTTGATACGAAAATAACTCAATCGGCTTCATCGTTGGATGTTCCGCATTCCTTGACGGTCTATCGAAGTTCAATACCGTTGTCTGCTTTCTGTCAGAGTACCAGCTATGAGCAGCTCCTTCTTTCCATCCGTACAGGCATGGCTCATGCTTCCATTGATAATCTTGCCTCCCCATTACCATTGTCTGCTTAACCCATATCAGACACTGCTTAACCATTATGCCTGCATCTTTCATTGCCTGTCTAAAATTTGCGCCCTCACTATCAGCATGCCAAACGTACCAAGCGCCCCCAGCCTTAGAATAAGCACCAAGCGCAGTATAGAAATCGTATAAAAACTGATAAAAGTCTTTATCTCCCATGTTGTCGTTTTCTATTTCTAAAGCATCTTTCGTCTTGCCTTTGTATGCGACATTGTATGGTGGGTCAGTTACAACCATGTCAGCTAAATCGCCTCCCATTAACTTTTCAAAAGTATCTACTTGAGTGCTGTCTCCGCATATTAATCTATGCTCTCCAATTTCAAATAAATCACCCAAAACAATATCTGTTTCAACTCCACCTTCTGGTACTTCAAAGTCATCTTCAACTGCCTCTAAATTAGTTGCATCAAAGTTAGGAATATCTAACCCCCACGCATCTAACTGCTCAACCTCCCACTCATTAGCCAACATATCCCAATCCCATTCACCACCGCTTACATTATCTTTTATCAAAAATTCCTTCTGCTGCTGCTCTGTTAGTCCTTCGGCTATAATAACGGGTATCTCTTTTAACCCAGCTTCCTTACACGCTTTATATCGCATATTTCCGCCTAATATAATCATGTCGCTATTTACCACTATCGGGCGAATGTCTAACATTTCGGGAAATTCTTTAACCGACTTCACCAGCTTGGCAAATTTATCATCTTTGATTAATCGCGGGTTATTCGGGTTAAGTTTAATCTCGCTTATTTTAATTTTTTTTGCTTCCATTTGTTTTCTTTACTTTACGTTTCTTTACTTCCTTGATAGCCTCTTTAACTATCGTTGCGTAATACTCTGCTTCTTTACTTTTCATCTTTCGCTAATAAGTAATGCAATGATATAAGCGTGTAAACTGTTATGCCTACCTTCCAATTAGTAAGATAGCATAAAGACACTAACGTGCCTATCAAAGCTGCAAATAACACCGTCTTAACTACTGCTTTTAATTTCCTATTCATCCTATTTGTTTTAGAACCTCTATAAAGTAAGGTCGTTTATATGTTTCTCTCTTAGCTTGGATCATCTTCAACTTATTAATCGGGCAGTCAATCATCCACCATTTGCCACGACCATAAAACCTCTGCTTGAGCACGTGCATCAATTCGCATTCCTTTGGCAAATTGTAAATATAAAACTTATCTCTTATATACTCGTAATACTCATTAACCTTCTCTCTGGTCATATCCTCAATGCAATCATTCAGCATCTTATCAATTAATATTCTTTTCTCAGCATCAAAGTTTGCGGTCATTCGTTTTTGTTTTTACGAATTTATAAAAATTTCTTCATTCGGCAACGGTATGTGAATATTAAACCATTCTTTTGCAAAACTTCTTATTTGTTCATGGTATTGTTCTTGTTCCAACTTGCTATTGTTAGTTGTACTTTTAGGCACTACTATAACCTCTCCCGTTTCTTCGTTAATTAATTCCACGCTGTTGAATTTCATCTTCATTATCTCGTGAACCTCCTCAATGGTAAACACTTCACCGCACGTTTCATAGAATTGCATTTTAATTAATGGATAAACACACCCCCATAGGTATGAATTTTGATTGTTGCTACGCTTCCTTCTTTTCTTTTCAATGGTTATGGTTATCTCTTTTCCCTCGAATTGTTCAAAGGCTTTTGATATGCTCGCTTTGTTCGTCGTGCATTTTCCGTTAACTATCTTGCTATTTATTTGGGCTTTCAATTTATTCCTTTCCCGTAATGATTAAACTTTTCTCTTGCACTGGTAAAGGCATCGTAATACTCATATTTCAACTCCTCAGGAAAGCAATTATTGATATCAACATCACCTGCGCTTGTGTCCGCTCCATAGTATAGACAGACAAGCGTGTAAGTATTGCTTGTTATCATTTTCTTGGTGATTATAGCGGCTTCTCCTCCTTCTTCTTTAAGTTGATTTAGCGCGATAATCATTGCTTCATGCTTAATGATAAAATCTTTGTCGGTCGTGCTTATCGTTTCGCTTCTTACAAAATATAGTTCCATATCAATTCAATTTACCTTTCATTTCTAACTCCAAGATATCTTTCACATCCTCAATGTATTCTTTTAGTTCGCCTTTTGCTTTGCCGTCTTTAAGGATGCTGAGTAAATATTCAGCTGGCACATCGCCCAGTTCCCA